TTAACCTTCATTAATTGCATGTAACCATTTACTAAATACACAGATCCAAAATCCAAATAAGCATTCACTTTTGCGTTTGAATAAAAAGTATCTGGACTGTATACAGAAATGTCGTAGTACTGTTCGAAGAAAGCGTCGTTCTTTTTTGTACCTGGTAAAGTTATAGTTCTTGTAAAAGTTCCTGGTACTGAACCAATATCAAATAGATCAGTGATGTTATTACTAATCTTAATTGATTCGTCTGCAAATGTATCCAAGATAACATTATCTCCTGCTACTAATTGGTACCTATAACCTTGTGTAGTAAATAAACTCATATTAGATGATCAATTTGAATGGTTGACCGATATCGAAAGTAAATGTGTATTGAATTAACTTATCGTTTACTCCAGTTTTAAATGTTAAATTGCTAGTTTTAATAGTCAATGGTTTAACTAAACTATCTGCTTGATTGTACATCCAATACACTTCATCAGTTACCAATAACTGTTTGAATATCTCATTATAATCTTGAGGCAAGAATTCTGTATTAACAGTAATTGTTTGACTAGCATCAACAATATATCTTTGAGTTGCAGTCTGATAAGCATTATAACTTAATTGACTAGCATTCCAACTACCTAATTGAGGTTGGTAAGTTCTTTGCTCAGTTGTAAAGTCTTGAACATTCTTGTACCAAAAATTTATCCAATCAAATTGTCCGTATCTATTTTTCCAAAGTACTCTAACTGGTGTATATTTGTAAGCACACTCAATTACGTTGTTTATCGAATATCCATTTGATTTAATGGTATAGCTTTCTAAGTCGTAGCCTGAATTTGTTAGTGCTAATGGAAAGCCTTGTTGAGTTGGTCCTGCTGGTACTCTTGCTACAGAAGCAGTTGTATTAGAAGTAGATCCTGATACAGTTCTAGTTGCAAAAGTTGTAGATCCATTTGAATAGCTACCAGTATAAGAAACATTTACGTTAGCTCCTTGGCCTACATAAACTGCATAAAAGCCTTTGTCTGTTATTGCAATAGACTGGCTTTGTGGTCCGTCTGTCATTAATGGCCAATATACTGATGCAGTTGGTGATGCGTTGATTGCTTCTGGAAATACAGAGTATCCATCTAATGCAACGTATGTGCTACCAACAACGTTAGATCCTGTAATAGAAGCTTGATATTGAAAGTTAAATGTTGGCTTAAAATATACTACTGAACTTGTAGCTTGATAGGCCAAGTTAGTAAGTGAACTGTTGACAAATCTAGAAACATCGAATATGCCATAGCCTGAAGCATTTGGATATTTTCTTAGTGAGTATTGTGCTCCTGATCCTGATGCAGATAAACTACCTGTCCAAATCTGTAAATTACAAGTATACTGAAAACTAGAACTAGCGTAAGCACCATCAATAACAGAGAACGCTATTGGACTCTGTGCTAAGTTAATTAATGGTGGTGTTTGATTTATGGTAATTGCCATCTATTTGAGAATTATATAGTATTATAACAACAAATTGTCATTTCGTACTAACCCTAAAAAAGTCTCATTAGAGACTGTTAAAAGGATTGGACGTATATTCTATTAGAAAGCTAATTATAGCCTAACCATGAGCATCTGGTGTAGCAAGGATTATAGTTTAATTGATATCATGGTATCTATATCGTTCTCTATGTCTTGTACCACTGCTTCTTCTAGTACATACTCGTAAGATTTCATAGCTTCATCAAATGGATCACTAAAAAATGGAAATGGTTTTATGCCATTCTTTGAGATTCCACGGGCTATTAAAAAGGTTTGTGCGTCTCTTGAAATATACCGACCCTTATTATTTCTCCACTGTTCTAGTCCTTTTATTTTTACCCAACTTGCTATTTTAGATATAGGTGGGAATTTAGCTCCTGCGCGTCTGCCTCCTTCAACATAATCTCCAGCATCGTCGTAGTAAAACTCTACAGTTCCATTTGGCAATATCTCAAAAGTAATTGATTTGTATAAGTTTCCTGTAGCTACTTTGTTTTTTCTTAGTATATTGGCCTTAGCTTGAGCAGTAACATTTGAAGCCCATTCAACAAGAGTATTGTAGCTTACTGATCCTATAGTATTAGAAGCCATTAGTTGCATCCATTTATTCCACCATCTGCTTGAGCATCGGTAACGTTGTAGAATAAACAGTTACTTGGATTGAAAGGTACAGTTATATTCATTACAGCAGAGAATCCCGCTAATGCGTTATCTAGCCTTTCTTGGAATGGAGTTAGAATCACATCGTCGCTAATAGAAAATTGGTAAGGTTGTGCATTGTTCTTTATGTATACTATAATATCTGACAATGTCATCATAGAAGTATTCCAAACATCTAATAGGTTTGTAATGCCCTTATAATCTTTTGTAATACTGTTGTACTTACCGTAAGAGTCTTGTACTATATCTGCAGTTCTGTCCATTACAAGTAAATTAACATTGTAAGTCATAGCAGAGTATCCATTAATAGTAGCGTTGTTTAAAACCATATAAGCCAAAGGAAATAAGGTTTGCTTAGCTGTATCTGCATCGAACATATCGTCTGATACATTGAATGTTTCTATATTTGGATGCGATAAACAAACTGAATTAAAGAACTGAGTAAAAGAGTATATCGTTTGCATTAGAATCTTTTATTTTTAAGTGGACCTTTGTTTAGTTTTTGGTGTATCTTACCTATAGTCACAGATTTTTTCTCTGCTACGTATTTAGCTAGCTTCTCTATGTTCTTTGCCTTTGGAGAATATCCAAGGTATATTTTCTTTTCGCTCATATTAAAGTACCCATCCATTTGTGTAAGATTGGCCCATATCAGGATAAACGTTATCTAATTGACCGTTAGATTGATTGTACTGAGGATATAGCGTGTTATTAGCAATCAAGTATGTAGTCAACCTTTCGTTGTAGAACTGTGCTGTCTGTAATTCTTTTTGTAATAAGAAATCTATGTCATTCTTAGTTGGACTAACCGCTTGCTCACTAGTATTTTTGTATATACTACCGTTTGCTATAGTGTAAGCTAAGAATGGTAGAGCTTCACATACAGCGTAGTGCACTAAACAGTCTTTTATGTATAACTCAACAAGAGTCACATAAACACCACTTAAAGTGCCTGCTTCTATTTGATCTTGTAAGTATTCGTACAATACAGTACCACAAGTAGTCAAGATGTTTTTGTCTTGAGCTGTCTTTACAAATGGTATGATCTTTTCAGGATCGATGTTTCCACCAACGTAAGAACGTTTGATGATATCATTTCTTGATATGAATAATATATTTCTGCTCATTATTTAGCTATTTCGTAATTGTGTTCTAATTCCCAACTTGACCAATCGTGCTTAGAAAATCCTTGAGGTCCTGGATTAACGTAGCCAATTGTTTCGTTTGGATTGTTTGTGTTTGTGTCTGCTCCTTCTGAAGATGGCTCAACTCCTTGAGTATCTGCTACATCGTTAGGATTCTCTATAATCTCTTGTGCTCCAGCGTCACCAGCTTCTTGTTGTAATTCTGCCAAGAAACCAAATGGAATTAATGGTGCAAAGTATAGCTCTTGACCTTCGTAGCCATTGTACTCAATGATGCCCTGGATCTGCTTAACCACCTCTTCTTGCATAGGGTTGATTACCATAGCCAAAAAGATCTCGTATGCGTTCTTGAGCTCGTCTGCGTTACTGGAGAAGCCTGATGCTGTTTTGATACCAAATAACATTTGACTTGTTACTCTGTGTGCCAACATTATCTTTCTACTAGACTCTTCTGCAATAAAATCGTACTGTTGGTGTAAATTCTCTGGTCTTAACATTTCTACTGTAGTCTTTTGCTCAGCGTTCTCGTTAAAGCTTAAGATAAACTTACCAGCGTTTGAAGTACCAGCAAATTTAGATGCTATTGTAGTTTCAAGTAAGTATTGTTCTTCTGATGCAGGTAAACCACCATTAAAATTGATGATTGTACTTGGCATGAAGTTATTCAAGATATTGTTGATGTGTAAGTTTGCTACCTCTTCCTCTACAGCACAGTATTGAATTGAGCTATAGTAATCAGGAATACCATAGTAGAATTTACCAGGCGAATATTTCTTGAAGTATATAATTTGTGTATCGTTCTCAAACTCCTCTTCGCCAAATGCCGGAATTCTTGTAGGTTGTATTCTTCGGTTTGACCAATCTGAAGAGTAGTAGAAACCATGAATAACTCCATCGTCACCAACTTTCTCACTTCTTAATGTGTCAACTGGAATATGATAAAAACCAATTACTGTTTCCCTATCTTCAGAGAATACACATTGAATAGCAGCATTACCAAACATTTTGTAATCGAATACAATCTTTCTAATCTCATCGTTAGTGGTTAATGTGTAAAGATAGTCCTCTAATTGTTGGAATCCCTTTTTACCTTTGATACCCTTACCATAAATTAAATCCGTAGATCCATCTATACAAGCCTGATTTGTTGGACTAGTTTCGTATCTTTTAATAAGTGTAGTAAAGAAATCGTCAGCTCCATCGATTCCAATCTCTACGTGTTGCTTTCTACCTTTAGTTTCGGTAATCTTTGGCAGTATGTAACCTCCTGAAAGGTTAATTACTTTTACTCTTGATTCTTTTGTTTCCATAATCGTTATTAGTATATAATATAGTCGTTAATATTGCTAGAGCTTCCAGTGTAACTCAACATAGGCTCAGAGTTTCTAACTGTAGCAGATTCTGTAGTAGGGAATAGTTCTCCTCTGTACAAAACAGTACAATCAGTAGATCCTGACAATTGGATAACTTCTACTGTGTAAAAGTCGCTACCAGTTAAGAACATTGATGCAGTTACTTGCAAAAAATCAAAGTTATTATAACTAGCAGTTACGTTTGTTATAGAGGTTACTTTGTTGGTGTCCTCGTTAGTTAAACCTAATCTTACCTTAAAGCTAGACAAGCTTGCACTAGGCATAGTTCTTATACTGAAGGATTGCTTTGTGTTTGTATCTGGAGTTACTACTATCATGTTAATTGTATCATATATTATAACTGAATTCTACTATTTTGTTTTATTACCTGCCCTGTCCTCTGTAGGCCTTAGGTCTACTGGAGTGCTTATTGTAGGACTTCTTGGCATGCCCTCGCTTCTTGGTGTCAGATACTACGATGGTTGATGCTACTTTTACTTTTGCCATTTTATTAATGTTTTAATTTACAAAAAAATACCCTATCTGTTGAGACAGACAGGGTACTCCCGACGTGGTTATATGAATAGAGACTAGGTCTCGTATATCAATTTACTAAGCTACAGATCCGTAAACAACTGTTGGAGCATTTGCTACACCAGCGAAAGGATTAGCGAAAGTTGATCCTGTTAAGAAGTTAGCAGGTAAAGGTTCTTGACCAGTGAATACCGCAGTATACCCTGATAAATCTCCGTATGCAGTACCAGTAACAATTGTACCAGCTGTCATATCAGCACCTTCAAGCTTTCCTACTAATAAGGCGTTACCATTTCTGTCAGCAACAACGATCTGAGGTCTACCGTAAGCCAACAATTTGAATTGTTTGGTCATATCAGCAGATAATTTCTTTAAAGTCAAACTTAATTCTTGACTAAAGAAAGTAGTACCGTTATCACGACTGGTATTTACAGTTTCAGTGTAGCCATTTGCACCTTTCAATTCGTAGTAATACGCTGTTGAAGATGTAGGGAAAGACGTTACTTCGTCGTTCGCATTCAATGCAAAGCTACCTGTAGTGTAATTAATGAAGTAAACGCCATGTAAACCAGCTATACTGTCTTTACAAGGTTCGTTTCTTCCTAATGTTATATTACAAGGCATGTTATTATAATTTTAATTCTATTTTTTTTAAATAAGGAGGCCAAATGAATGACCTCCTATAATATTGATCTTAGTTTCTGCTTACTTGGTAAACGATATCTGGACCAAATCCGAATGCTACACCCGCTGTATATCTCATGATAATACGAACGTTTTGAGATCCGTCTAAGTCAGCCATATCCAATACTTTAACTTCGTTTCTGTCAGACAATAAAGCCGTACCGAAGAATAAGTTAGATTTTTGAGCAGCTACTACAGCCGTTGGTGGTAAACCTGGGCAATGTAATAAAGGAATACCTTGGAAATCCATTGGTTTCAAGCCAATAACTGTTTGGTTATTGTAACCGTTAGCGTAAGCTGAACCTCCTGCAACTGCAGTTTGGAAAGCTTTCATTGTAGCAGTAGAAACATAGATACCTAAATCTTCTTTACCGTATACAGATGTAGGGATTAAATCTACTACGCCTTGTAAAGCAGCAATTACTGTTGAAGAACCAGTGATAGAACCACTAGTTGCTAAAGAACCAGAGATAACTCCTGAACCATTCGCTCTAAATAAAGAATCGAAAGATTGGAATTGACCTGATGGAACACCAGAACCAGTCCAGATATTACTTTCAGTTTGAGCAGCTACTTGAGCAGCAACTTGACCGATCATAAATTCTGTGAAAGAAGCAGGTAAGTTATCAAATACAGAGATACCCATTTCAATAGCTTCCCAATCAGAACGGAAGTCTTTCTTACATAATTGTAAGTTAACTTGAAATTCATCAGGAGTTAAAATAGTCTCAGTTAAAGTAACTGTAGAAGTTGCAGTGAAATCACATTGCGCATCAAAGATAGCGTTGTCATTACTGTACTTTTTGATTACCTCTTTGTACTTAATATTTGGTTTGATTGTTATGTACTCTTTATCAAGAGTTGGAGCTGATAACAAGGCAGCTGCGATATACTTACCAGAGAATTGTCCGGCATAGGTAGTGGTGATCGAAGTAGTTGTTGGCATTTTAAAAAATGTTTAACTTTGTTTATGAATAAATTAAAATCTAGAGTTGTTCATTTTATTGAATACTGTAGACATTGTGTTTTGAGCTTTTGATTTAAACAATCCTTTTAAAGATTGAGTTTCTTCAACTGGAGCACCAGTGAATTTCTTTTGAGCACTCATGTTGTACTTAGAAGGTCCGCCATCGTTAGGCTTACCTTGTCCGCCAGCACCAAGTCCTTTTTTAAGTACGTCATCTACTACAGACTTTTCGTCTTTAGATTCCATACCCATTTTTTCCATGTCTTCTTTAGGTTCTACCTTAGAATAGATGTTAGCAATATCGTCTCTTAATTGCTTAATTTCTGCAGCCATAGCGTCCATTCTAGAAGCCATATCGTCTGCTGCCATGTTGTCTTTTACATTTGGTAAATCTTTTGAATCTACGATGTTGTCTTCTTTTGGTTTAGGAGATGTAATTGCACCTACTAAATCGTTCTCTAAGTTTTGTTCTTTCATATTTAATTCTTTTCCTGGTTGTGGGGCTAAATCCATTGATGTAATGATTCCGCCTACAGTTGTGATTAAAAATAGTTTACTACCATTTTCTGTTTGTATATAAATTTTGTGTTCTGCGTCTGGAGCTAGTGCTTTGTTTCCGTCTTCGCTAACAACGAATAATACGTTGCCAACTCCGAATGAATCTGTCATTACTGCACCGCCGTCTTCTAACTTACCGTATACACCGCTACCTAATTTAACTTGTTTGTCAAGTCCAACTAAGCTAGCGATTTTGTTGATAATACTTTGAGTATCCATATTGTTGTTATTGAGATTATAAAAATATATTATTGTTTTGCTTCGTTTTCTAGATTAAGCTGGAAGAGGATTGTCTAGATTAACTCTAAGTATTACAATTCCTGAACCACCATTACCATAAAAAATAGGAGAAATGCCACCAGTTCTGTAATTACTACCACCAGCTCCGCCGCCTCCACCTGTTCTTTGTTGACCATCAGAGTATGCATTACCTCCACCACCTATTCCGCCTGAACCAGTAGGATATAAAGTGTAATCGAAAGTACTTAAGTTAAGACTAGATACATAATCTGCTCCACCTCCACCTGCGTACCATGATCCACTTGTACTACCAATATAGCTAAATGATCCTGATCC